AAGTTACTGCCGATGTTCGATGAACGTTTATTTTGTGCCTTTGAAAATCCCGTACCGCAGGACAAAGAATTCAGATTAAAGGAAAGAGAATCCAATTTACGCACTGGATATAGTTCGATAAATCAAGAACTTCAAAAAGATGGTCAGGAGGATGTTGAATGGGGAGAAGTTCCTTATTTACGGATGAACTTAGTGCCGGTAGGTTCAGTGGTTGCACCTGTGGCAGAGAATACAGAGAAAGCACATAAATCGCCGCGTAGAGTGCCACCATTGAACCATCCGACAAATTTCATCGATGATCCGTTCGTTAAGGAGTTACAGCTTTACTTCGGCAAGATAGCTGATGATGTATTGACTAATTTCGATAAGGACGCTGATGCGTTCAAGGGCATTACTAAGGATCGAGCTGATGACTTTGTTTCCGGCTGGTTTAATAAGGGTAAATGGGCGAAGGAATTAGATGAGGTGGTTAGGCCGCACTTGGCATACACTACAGAGGAGGGCGGTAAGCGGGCATTTGAGAGCCTTGACGTAAGGGGTGAGTTTGATGGTGCTAATGCTCGTACCATTGATTCTTTAGAGAAGCACAGGTACGGTGCGGTACAATCTGTGAATAGTAATGTAGTTAAACGGCTTCGTAACGGCTTGGCTGCTGGTATGGCCGAGGGCGAGGGCATAAATGAACTGCGTAAACGTGTTGATGGTGTCTTTGAGGGCTTATCTAAGTATCAAGCCTCTTTGATTGCCCGTACTGAGACTATTTGGGCTTGGAATGAGGGCGCTGTTCAGGGTTATATACAATCCGGCGTTGTTGAGAAGAAGCAGTGGTTATCGAGTAACGATCCTCGGTCTTGCGATTACTGTCTATCAATGGACGGTAAGATTGTCGGCGTTGCTGAGGATTACTTCGATAAAGGTGATTCGCTTACCGTTGCCGGCAGCACTCTAAGTTTTACTTATAATGACATCGGGCATCCTCCGATTCATCCACAATGTAGATGTACGATTGTACCAATTTTAATAGGAGAATGAAGAATGTCAGAGTTGATAGCTCAATATAAAAAATGGTGGCTGACTGAAACAATGTTGATAATTGAAGAGCCTGACGGATACACTGTATATTTACTCGAAAACAAAGGAGAATGAAATGTTAGCGATAGTAGGACTTATAATAGCCGCTATAATATGTATAGTTGGTTTAGCGAAGTGGTTAAGTAGTTAGGAGAATTCATGGCTAAGAAAGTAACTAAGAAGAAAGTAAAGAAGGCTAAGAAGGCTAAAGTTCCTGTTATTGATATAGAGCCGGACAAAAAGGCGTTTGAGATAATCGAAGATGTAATACCTAATAAGTTTTACGCTTATGGTGTCCGTACCACGAAAGCAATAGAACCGGATGAGCCAAGTAATCCATCGCATGTAACTACTGAAACAGATAAGGATTGCATGGTCTGTGCCGGCCAAGCTCGCCAGGTTAAGATGCTTCGATGTAGCTGTAGTCGTGTATGGTGTCCGTACTGCGATGGCAAGAATTGTCCGAGTAAGAACCGTATTTTTTAAGAGTTGAAAATGCAGAAGTCAAAGCAAAAGAAAATAGACTTTCAGGACAGCCCTGTCGTTTGGTTTACCATACTGGAGATAGCCCGAAAGCAAGGCGATTTCACTCAAGCCGCAAAAGCCAAAAAAAACCTTGAGCGGTTAGGGGTAGCTATTAAATATCACAAACCATATGGTCATTAAAAATGGGTCAACATAAATTACAACGAACTAAAGAGTTTAATGACCACAGGCTTAATACGGCAATTAAGGCCGAGGTTTCTGGTATTGTGCAGGATTTCAAGTTTAAGCAGTTAGTTATGTGTGGCGTAATTGTAAGGGACAAAAATAAAGAAAGAAGTAAGGAGAATGAAAATGATAACCAAAGCTAAAAACAAACGAATCAAGAAGGTTAAGCTGCAAAATGGATTGACGCGAGAGCAAAGAAAGAAGATACTCAAAAAGAGGTATGGTATTATAAATAAGGGTTAAATAAATGTTAAAAAAACAATTTATATCTAAGAGTACCATTGATGATGACGAGCGCACAGTAACGGCTGTAATTACTACAACGGCTATCGATCGGGACAAGGAGGTATTACTGGCTAAGGGTGCTAAACTTGACCACTACCTAAAGAGTCCGGTTGTCTTATGGGCTCATCAATACAGTGAAGTTCCCGTTGCTAAGAGTTTATGGATTAAAGCCGGCAATAAGAGGATTACGGCTAAGATGGAGTTTGCGACCAAAGAACAATCGCCTAAAGCCGATGAGATATATCAATTATTCAAGGGCGGGTTCTTAAATGCGTTTAGTGTAGGCTTTCTGCCGAGCAAGGCTCATACACCGACACCGGACGAGATTAAGAAGAAGCCGGAATGGGCTGAGGCTAACAGGATATATGATGAATGGGAGTTGTTGGAGTTTTCCGCCGTTCCCGTACCTGCCAATCCAGAGGCTTTGGCTACTGCGGTTAAGAGTAAGGCCATTGACTTATCTTTTGAGATGAAAGAGGAATTGAATTTAGATGACGAAGTGATTTATTACACAGCCAATACTGTAACAAAGGCTTATAATTGCGAATGTTTGAAATGTGGTCATAAACTAAGTACAGACAAACATTGTGCAGATATTAAATGCCCTGAATGTGGTGGCGAAATGCGTAGAGCCGAACGGCCTGGGCCTGGGCGAAGTTTAGATGCTGATAATGTATTGGAAGTTGAAGGATTGCAGATTGAACCGATTAAGGTTAAGACTACTCGTATAGTCACGCCGGCAAAGTTAATTGTTCTACCGGTTATGAATGTGACTAAGATAGTTGAGGTGGGGATTAAGAGGGCAAGAGGGATAATGTACTAAAATTACCAAAAGAAATCAGGCATAGGCGGCTTAATTAACCGCTGAGATGCTATGACCATCACAGTCTGTTATAGGGACTGTCGGGTAAAACTGACAGTCCCTTTTTCTTTTGGTCGAACCGTAATACTGGAGTAATTAGTTGATGAATAATGGAGATGTCAGCAATAGTGGAGATGTCAGTTATTTACCGATGGAGATTGCAGGTAATTGTAACTAATACTTTTTAGGAGTTTAATTATGGAAATTACAATAAGGCTGTTAAAGGACTGGTTGAATGATGGTGATGAGTATAAGTCAGGCCAGCTTTTGAAAACTGATGAACTAACATCGCAATTACTTGTTAAAGACGGTATTGCAGAGATCGTTACGCCGGACAAGAAAGCCGTTGTCGTGCCGCAAGATGAGGGTGCTATGACACCGGAGGACATCCAAAAACTCGTATCTGATACAATCAAGGAAAACAGCAAGGCGAAAGAAAAGGCTTTTCACGATGCGAGTGAGCCTGACAAGAAAGACCTGCCCTGGAGTGGTATGGGCGAGTTCGCTCAGTCGGTTAGAGCCGGTAAATCTGACCAGAAGCTGGGTAACTACTGCAAATCAACTGGAATGAATATTGCAATCAATGCTGACGGTGGCTTTTTGGTTCCAGAGGAGTTTACAACTGTCCTGCTTACCGCTATGGCGGCGGCCGGCGTTATTGCTCCGAAGTGTCTGAACTTCCCTGTAAATAACAACCTGAAGTTACCGTTTGTCAATATCACTACCCAGGCAACAAGCTGGACAGGTGGAATGACGATTTACAAGCCTGCCGAGGGTGTTGCTAAGACGGCAAGTTTGCCTCAGATAGCGAAATGTGAATTGAATCTGCATAAGATGACTGGTGTTGTTTATGCAACTGATGAATTGCTTGAGGATAGCCCGATAGCGTTGGAAACTTTCTTAACTACGATGGCATCGACCGAATTTGCATTGACTAAAGACGAAGATATTATCAATGGTTCCGGTGCTGGCGAGGCTTTGGGTATAACTAATGCACCTTGCAAGATTGCGGTTGATAAAGTCACTGGTCAGGCGGCTACTACGATTGAGTCCCAGAATATACTGGACATGTACTCAAGATTATACAATCCGTCACGGACGAAGGCCAATTGGCTAATTTCGCAAGATGCTATGCCGGAGATTGCTCAGTTGACCGTTGAAGGTGGCACGGCCAGTACACCAGTCTTTATAGCTAATGTAACTGATGCTCTAAGGCCGACATTACTTGGTTTGCCGATTATCTGGTCGCCGCATTGTCAGACTCTCGGTCAGGAAGGTGATATTATTCTTGCCGACTTCAGTCAGTATGTAACTATTACTAAGCAGGGTCAGGCGATGAAAACTGCGACCAGTATTCATCTGAAATTCCTTGAGAACGAGACTACATTCCGGTTCGAAATAAGATGTGACGGTCAGCCTTGGTGGGCATCTGCGATTACGCCGAAACATGGTGACAATACTGTATCGCCATTTATTACTTTGGCCGTGCGTGAATAAGTAAAAGAGATTTTAATTTTAGGAGATTTATTATGAGTTTAAAAGATGCTCATTTTTGTCAGATAACAACTGTTGATGGTACGACCGCCGGAACGCCTTTGGCTGACCAGTTTGATACCACGATTGCATCAGACATTGTTAGTATGGCTAAATATAACAAGTGTTACTTCCTTTACTATTGGGGAACTAACGCAGGGACAGCAGGGACAGAAACATTAACGGTTGTCCCTTGTGATGATGCTGACCCGTCCAATACCACAACGGCAATACCGTTCCGTTACAAGGCTTGCTCGACACCGGATACTAATGCCGCTTGGGTAGAGGCATCGACTTACACTACGGCGGCGGTTGTGAGTGGGTTGGTGATTATCGAGGTTAATGCCGCAAATTTACCGTTGGTAAGCGGTGTGAAGTATGAATATGTCAAACTGTTATCAACTGAGGCAGTCAACGGAGCTAAACTTGGTGGTATTATCATCGTCATGGACGAGCCGAGATACGCCGAGGATACGACTGATTTGGTAACAGCTTAATAAATTTTTCATTCTCCTCCCTCAAACCGGTTCGGGTATTCCGGGCCGGTTTGAGGGAAAGAGACAACCATTAAACTCGAAAGGAGTTTACTATGCAAACTGCTGCATATTGGAAAAACAAAGTAATGAATTTTTATGATAAGGCCGACAACCCAGAGTTTCAAATTGGGCTTTGGGCCAATTGCCCTGTCCTTGCGATACAGGCTGACCCGTCTTTGGGCACTGTTTTTATGGATGAGTTCCACACGCAGAAATCCACGAAAGCGGCTGCTGCTAACATTTGGGTTGTCGTTGAAGATGACGGCAAAAGTGGTACGGATGGCGTTCAGGATGCGGTCGGTGGTATTTATAACCACTATTGCGATGGTGACGCAAACGATGAGTCGTATGTTGCAACGACCGGAGAATGTTGGTTGATGGCAACCGGAAAGCCGTTATGGTTCGAGACGAAGTTTACATTTACTAATAGCGGGACGACTGCCGGTGTATTCTGTGTCGGTATTGCTAACGGTGGCGGTGGTGCTGATACGATGATAGACACAGAAGGAGGCCCGCTTGCAAGTTATGACGGTTTCTTTTTCTTCAAAGAATCCGGCGATACTTCTATATCGTTTGAATCATCATTGG